GGATATTTAGCAATTGACTATTCTAAAATGATAGGATTGATTGTTGAAGCTATTAAAGAATTGGACGCTAAAATAAAATAGAATGGCATTACCTGCAAGTGGACAAATCAGTATGGATGATATTAGGGTTGAGTTAGGCGTGCCTACCGAATCACCTTTTGGAATAAACGAAGCCAGATTGGGAACATATCAAGCATTAAATCAATTCTCACCAACTTTACCACCCTCAAGCGGACAAGTTAGTTTATCAGATTGGTATTCTTACTCTCAAACTGGTGGGTCTAATAGTGATACATTTTATTATAGTAGTGTAAGTGCAGCTGCAGCATGTGCAGGAACACCAGATACAACCCTATATTGGAGTGGCACCCTAACAACAAGCACAATATTATATACGGATAGTTTAGGAACATCTGAAGCGGCACAAGGATATTGGAGTGATGGAACAGATGCTTATTATCAAAGTTGTCCTGATGGATGTTATCCAGGTGTAACCTCAATTACAGCATGTAGCTCACCAAGTTATGGTTTATATACAGCAGATGAATATTATTGTGTTGATAATGAGTGTGTATTTAGTTTATCAGATGTGGTAGTAGCATTTGAATTACCATTTACACCAAGTTATAGTAAGTATTATGAATTACAAGCAGGTGGATTTTATTATATTTTATCTGAGGAGGTCTTTACAGGACCAGGAGCAATATGTAATAAAACGCCAAACTTTACCGATTGTGCTACTTGGTGTTTTGTATAAAAAAATAAATTATGGAAAGAATAATAAGAGTTGTATATAATCCACAAATTGCAGAAGGTGAAATCACCGTTCAAAGACATAGAGATTACTATACCAATACGGATACATTGGAACAAGCAATTACAATTGCAAGAAATGAAATGCTAAAACTAATTGCAAAAATAGGTGGTGAAATCGTTAGTATAGAACAGATTTAACACTTTTATTTTTTCTAGTGTTAGATATGTATGGTGGCAAATCTTACAAAACTCATTTTAGATAATGGCGGTAAAATATATCCATTGGTTTTTCCAACAGATAATAAGACTGCATTATTCAATCCCTCAATCTTAGTTAAGAACAATGAAATACTAATCAGTATTAGGCATTGTCAATATACCCTATATCATACCTCAGGCAAATATGAAAGTAGGTTTGGGCCTTTGTGCTATCTTAACCCTGAAAACGATATTACACTTACTACAACAAATTATTTAGGTGAATGGAAAGATGGTGAGTTAATAAATCCTACAAAAGTTGATACAAGCAATTTTGATACAAAACCTTTATGGGAGTTTGTTGGTTTAGAGGATTGCAGATTAGTTGATTGGGACAATGATGTTTACCTTACAGGTGTGCGTAGAGATACTGAAACAACTGGTATAGGCAGAATGGAATTATCTAAAATTAAAGATAATAAAGAAGTAAGTAGGTTTAGAATACCAACACCATTTAATAAAGAAAGTTATTGTGAAAAGAATTGGATGCCTATTTTAGATATGCCATTTCATTATGTAAAGTGGTGTAATCCGGTAGAAATAGTTAAAGCAAATATAAACGGTGATACAGAACAGGTGTTTCTGGGTGAGAACATACTACCAATTGAAAAAGATATGCGTGGTGGCAGTCAGGTAATAACGATTGGTGACCATAGGATGTGTGTTATTCACGAGACAGATTATTGGAGGAATACACAAAACAATAAAGATGCAACATATAGACACAGAGTAATTGTCTTTGATAAAGAATGGAATATAATTCATAGAACAGAAGTATTTGACTTTATGACAGGCATGATTGAGTTTTGTTGTGGTATTGCAGAACATAATGATAAGATACTGATTACATTTGCATATTCAGATAATGCAGCATTCTTATTAGAAATCCCAAAAGATTATTTCTTAAAATTAGTTTATGACGGAATTAAGTAGTTTTATACAGGCACCATATAATGATTTGGTAGTTTTTGATTTAGCAAATTGGTATTACGATAAAGAGGAATATGCAGCAGCATTATCTTTTTATCTAAGGGTGACCGAATGTAGCAAAAATGATTTATTGATTTACGAAAGTTTATTGAAGTGTGGTTTATGTTTTGAAAAGCAAAATTGGAGAAAGACTTATGCAAAAGGAATGTATCTACATGCTATATCAGTATTGCCTATGAAATCAGAAGGACATTTCTTATTAAGTAGATTATATGAAAGAAACAGAGAGTGGCAAGAAAGTTATACTGCTGCAGAAATTGGACTTTTAGTGAGTAATTTTGAGTTGGATGAGCTAAAGAGTGTAGAATACCCAGGCAAATGGGGGTTTTTGTTTGAAAAAAGTGTAGTTAGTTGGCATATGGGTAGAACTGATGAGAGTATTAAACTATCTACATATCTTTTAGAAAATGTTGACTTAGGTGATGTATATACACAAATTGTTAAAGGAAATATTATGTGCATATGGGGAACACTTGATTATACTAAACCTAGCTACTATACAAAAGTAGAAATAGATAAATTGAAATATAAGTTTGATGGTGTGGATAAAATTGACAAAAACCATTCACAAGCATTTCAGGATATGTTTGTATTGATGGTATTAGATGGTAAAACAAATGGTAAGTATTTAGAGATAGGTGCTAACAAACCATTTGAACATTCTAACACTTATCTATTAGAGGATAAGTTTGATTGGAAAGGTGTATCATTAGAAATAAACGGCCCGTTAGTGACATGGTTTAATGGTAAAAGAAAAAACCAATGCTTACAAAGAGATGCAACTAAAGCAAATTACTTAGAAATATTAGATAGTCAAAACATGGGAACTGATTATGATTATTTGCAATTAGATTGTGAGCCTGCAAGAAATACATTTGAAGCATTGCTACTTATTCCATTTGACAAGTATAGATTTGCAGTTATAACATATGAACATGATTGGTATATAGATGAGGATAAAACTATGAGAGATAAAAGCAGAAAGTATTTGGAAATGATGGGATATAAATTGATTGTGCCAAACATTTCAATTGATAAAGAGAACTGGTTTGAGGACTGGTGGGTGCACCCAGAATTGGTTTCACCGAAAATAATAGAACTTTTAACGAGTAAAACAGAAAATAATTCTGTAAAGGACTATATTTTTAACAACATTTGATTTTAGCATTGTTAGATAATTAAACATTACAATATGAATGCGAAAAATGTATTAAATAGAATAGCTACTTTGTTATCATTGGATACAAAAGAAGTTAATTTTACAGATGCCAAAACAAAAGATGGCACAATTTTACAATCTCCAACATTTGATGTAGGTGAGGATGTAGAAGTAGTTGCTGAAGACGGCACAAAAACAAAAGCTCCAGACGGAGAACACGAAATTAGTTTAAGAGATAGTGAGGGTAATGAAACTCTTATTAAAATTATGACTATGGATGGTAAAATCGTTGAAAGAGAAAATGTTGAATTGCCAGAAGCTGAAATGGAAATGGCAGATGCAACAACAGAGGAAGCAAAAAGCTTACCTAACACAACAGATGAAAGTGATGCAAACGAAGTAGCAACACCGGAGACTGAAAACCCAATCATATCTTTAGGATATAGAATTGACGAATTAGAAAAAGCAATGACTGAAATGAAGTCTATGTTTGCAGAAATGAAACCTAAAGAGGAAGTAGTTGATAAGAAAGCAGCAGAGATTGCAACTGAAAAAGATGTTGAAATGGAATTACCTAAATTAGATGGTGCTCCAGTTGAACAAATTAACAGATTTTCACAAGAGAACTTTAACAACTTTGGTAAGAAAGCTGATACCCCACAGGCGTCAGTATTAGCAAAGATGTATAGATAAAATTATTAACAAACAAAAATATTTACAATGAACAAAACATTGAACTTAACAGCTCAACCTACATTTACGCAAAACACGTATGCAGGTGAGTTTGCAGGCCAGTATATCGCGAGCAGTTTGTTATCCGCAAAAACTTTGGATAACAAATATGTGACTATACACCCAAATGTCAAATATAAAGAGGTAATCCAAAGGATTGCTGTTGACGGCATCGTGCAAGATGCATCTTGTGATTTCGTGACCTCAGGTAGTGTAGCATTATCTGAAGCAGTATTAACTCCAAAAGAATTACAAGTTAACTTACAATTATGTAAGGAAAACTTTGTAGCATCTTGGGAGGCTTTACAATTAGGATATAGTGCATTTGATACTATCCCTAAATCTTTTAACGATTACTTAATCTCTTATGTAGGTGGTATCGTAGCTCAAGCAACTGAACAAGCAATTTGGCAAGGAACAGCAACTAACGGGTCATTCCTTGGTTTCCAATCTCAATTATCAGCTTCAGTAGCAGCAAACACAACTATCGTTTCAGGTAGCATTACAGTTTCAACTGGTGTTATTCCTGCATTCTCTGGTAGTGCGACAGTAGTAGGTGGTCAACCAATTTCTGGTAGTATCACTGCAGCGAATGTATTATCTAAAATGAACGATATTGTAAACTCTGTCCCTGACACAGTTTATGGTAAAGAGGATGTATTGATGTATGTGCCAACAAATGTAGCAAAAGCATACCAACAAGCATTAGCTGGTGGAGCAATTGGTGCAAATGGTTGGAACAACCAAATGAACGTGGGTGAGAAGCCATTTAACTTTAATGGTATTGAAATCGTATTATGTCCAGGTATGAGTGCTTCTAAAGTAGTCATTTCACAAAAATCTAACTTACACTTTGGAACTGGTTTATTATCAGATTACAACGAAGTTAGAGTATTGGATATGGCAAACATTGATGGTAGCCAAAACTATCGTATCATAATGAGATATACAGGTGGTGTTATCTTTGGTATCGGTCAAGACATTGTATACTACGGAGCATACTAAAAAATAATTAAAGGGTGGGTAGAAACACTCACCCTTTTTAATAACAAACAAAATTAAATCAAAATATTATGGCTTGTAATTTATCTTTAGGTAGACAAGAAGTATGTAAAGAAAGTGTAGGTGGTATTCAGGGAGTTTATTTTATGAACTACCCGTCTAGCTCCTTTGACCCAGCATTTACAGACAACGCATCTACCGGATATGTCACGGCTTTCCCAAGTGGAAGTGTGGTATATTTTTATCAACTTAAAGGAACAAGTGCATATACTGAAACTGTCAATTCCTCAAGA